CCCTGACTCCCGGCTAAACGCGCTGAGGGTCATCCCCCGGAGCTTGCGAATCTCATTCAGTGTCATCATCGGCCCTCCTAAGCGCCACGCTTTCTTCTTTCAGCCAGTCCTTGATGCAGTGGAAGCAATGTTCCCTGCTCCGGCAACGGCTCGTCTGCTTCCGCTGGACGAATTCACAGAGCAGCTGGGTGAAATTTTCCCGGATGTCTGCATCCGACATCGAACGGATAAAGTCACCGTTGGTCATTTCTGCGGTTCCTCCATCAGCTCCATCAGCCGTTCTTTGGCGCGGGTCAGCACATCGATCTGCCGCCGGGCTTTCTTCTGTGCCGCCGGCATGGCCGCTTTCAGCGCCGGGGAGATTGCATTGAACACAGCCCCCGCATACCCCGGCATATTGGCGGTGCGCTCTGCATCGGAGATCAGCTCCTGCAAATCAGTGAGGAGCTGGACATCTTTTTGAAAACTTGACATCAGGCATTCCCCCTCCCTCAAGACAACATGGGAATAAGGAAGAACCAAAGCAACTTCCAATTCCCTGTCACATAGATAGCAACAGATACTGCGATGCTCACGGCGATCCACTTTACGGCTTCGGCCATCTTAATCCACATCATTCTGAGCATCCCCTTTCTTCCACATAGCACCAACTCTGCGGCGCTTCATACAGGATGCAGCCATCGATTGCACAGGTAGGCGGATCCATGTAGTTGCCGGACGGTTGATAGTTCTCGCAGTCTGCATTGCCGCAAACACCAGTCCCGTTCATGCCACAGAAGCCGTGCCGAGAGAAGTCCTCCAGCTTGAGCGGTTCCTCGTAGAGCTTCAGCTGAGAGATCTGCCAGCCGTATACCGGCTCACCCTGCGCATACTTTACGATTTCATCAAGGGTCAGGCAGCTTTCATACAGCGCCGGGAAGCGCTTGATGCTGATGCCCTTACCGATCGGCCTGAACACATCAAAGCCGGTGCAGGTGAACTCACCGAAAACAAGGCCGCTCCCACGACCGCCATCCATGGTCTCATAGATATAAACCTTGAACGGCACTTCCAGCTTCGGGCAGGTCTTGCGGACCTCAACCGTCTTGCGCCCCTGCCGGATCAGGTCACACCACTTGGGCTTGATGCTGATAAGGACAGCTTTACTCATGCTGTTTTACCTCCGATAAATTAAGATGAAACATATCTGTCTGTGACGTATACTCCTGAAAACGTCTTTCCTGCCGGTTATAGTATTCAGCGGAAATCTCAAAACCGGTAAATTCCAGACCGGCACTGTAACCGGCTATCCTGCTGCTTCCACTTCCCAGATGAGTGTCCAGTACTCGGTCTCCCGGAGACGTATAGTTTTGAAAAATCCAGTCATACAATGCCACTGGCTTTTGCGTCGGATGGATGCGCACCTCATTCAATTTTTTGTTCCCCTGCATGATATGGCCCTCTTTGATGCTTTTGCCCTGCATCATGCCAGACCACATATACCGAAACAGGCGTACGGTTGTGAATAGATCTGTTGCCGCCAGCTCACAATCTGAAAAGCTGGTAGCCTGATTGCACTTATCCCACACAATCCTGCCGGGTGCAAATTCGTAGGCAAAATAGTTGCATCCCCAAACAATATAGTGTTCTGACACCCGCCGAAGTTCATCAAAGTACGCCCGACCCGGTACCTCCCATGCCGGGGATACCGGGTAATCGCGGTGTACTCCGATTTTGCTCACCTTTGAGCCATAATAGCCCCGGCGTTCTGGCCCCCTAAAATACGGTGGGTCAACTACGGCCAGATTGAAATATTTATCCGGGAATTGTGCCATTCCATCCATGCAGTCCAAACAATGGCAGTTTCCCGCCAATGGAATGTTGGCATCATTCATGGTACATACGCTTGTTGCGGTCCCATTTCATCGTGACCGGGTTGCCGCACTTGCAGGGCACCGTGATTTCGGGGTCTTCCAGATTGGTGCGGCCACGGGCTTCAAAGTCACAGCAGGGGCAGGTGAATTCATACCGTGTCAGGTTGTCCAGCTGAACCTCTCCGCCGCAGCGGCAGGTCACGCTGGCGCTGGGTTCCCGCAGGAACCGGCCAAACACATCCCCGCATTTCGGGCAGCGCAGGCGCAGGACACCGTAGGCCGTGCCTTTGTGGACTTCTTTCCGCTGGATACGCTTAGGCTCTGCCCCCGCAGGGGGGCTTGCCTTTTCCGTGGCACCGCCGGTCAGCGCACAGGCGGCAGCATTGGTGCTGACCTCCCGCAATGCCCGGCTCAGGTCAGATTTGATGCTGTGGATCTCCGCCGCATCAGGTGCGGCCTTGAGTTCCTCGTGACGCAGGCAAAAAGTAATCAGGCTCAGCTTCACAGCGCTCTGCTCCAGACGCTCCAGTGCAGAAACAGGGATAGCCCCCATAGTTTTCTCATTCATCGTTTTCAGTCCTTTCTTCATTTTTCTTGCAGTCCTGAACGGCATTGCAAGGTTCATCACAGGCTTTGCAGCACTTATCACAGTTCGGGTGTGCCGCCTTGCAGTAGTCACAATCCGACCACTTCTTTTCATCGGGGCCGTACTCCCGGAAAATCTTGTGGGTGCCGTCCCGCAATGCCTGCTCATCGTCGCTGATCTCATACCCCAGCGCCGTCAGCATTTCATAGGTGGCATCCAGTGTCGGATTTTCCCGATAAGAGTACACATATTTCTGGCGCTCAACATTCCAGTCCTTACTCCAGTAACCGCAATAGCTGCTGTCCATCGAAGAATAGGCAAGTGCCAGCAGCACCTTTTCCGGCATTGCACCGTAGACCCCATCGTCATCCAGAATTTTGTACCAGTCCTTGCCGGAACTGTCCACAAATTCCTGCGACAGCTCCTCACCGAGGATGTTTCCAATCAGCGTCAGGTCTAAATCAAAATCATCGTCTGCGGCACAGGCCATGTAGCGGGCAATAGCCGGGAAGCCCTTTTTGCAATCGGTAGGAGTCAGCTCCACTACGAATTCACGGCGGAGATTGAACATAAGTTCCGTGATGTTGTGGAAGCTCTCCATAATCATGCGTTCTTCCTCGAGGGCGGCATCCCTCTTTGCCTTTTCGGCATCCTCGGCTTCTACATCGCGGGTCTTGTAAAGGTCAATCTGGATGTCACCCACCTTGTAAAAATACTGGACATGATCTGCATCTTCCGGCACAACAACATCTTTTGTGATATTCCACTTGCTGTACCCGGTAACATGCTCGTGGGTCTGATAATTAACACTCGGATCCTCAACCGCAAATTTCTTGAGTTCTGCAATCCATTCAGCTTTGCGGTGTTCCCACTTCTGCTTTTCCAGAATGTCCTGCATCACCCGACGGAAGTTCTGAGTACCAAGAGCTTCCAGCGCCTTATTTTTGCCCTCGACGCTCTCAATCTTATCCAGCTCTGCGTAGTCCGAAAGAGTGGCGCCACGAAGTTCTGCCCGGCGGAACGCATCCCGGTCAAGAGAAAGGAGCTTCACCCTGCGGCGGATGGTGGACTGGGAGAAGCCAGACTTGGATGCCACCTGCTCTACCGTGTCGCCCAGATCCAGCATCAGCTGGAAGCCCTGCGCCTGCTCATAGGTAGTCAGGTCACTACGCTGCATGTTCTCAATCATCATGGTTTGCAGCTGTTCCCTTTCGTCCATTTCCACGACCACGCAGGGCACTTCAAACAATCCTGCCTGTTGTGCGGCCGCGGCCCGGCGATGCCCGATGATGATGGTGTAGTCATCGCTGGACCACACAGCCTTGGGTGTCCATGCTGCCGCTGCTGCTGCGGCATCCCCGCCCTCGTCAACGCACTTCGCAATGTACTCCCGGCTGTTGAGGTAGTGGCCGGGGATAACGGTCAGGTTCTGGAAGATGCCGTTCTCTTTGATGCTGGCGGCAAGTTCCGTCAAATCCCCCAGTTCCTTGCGGGGGTTGTCAGGGTGCGGATGCAGTCTCCTGCACGCAATGTTCGTGATCTCTGCCATGATTTATTTTCCTCCATGGTTTCAGAAAAATGTGAGCTGCCCGGTCTTGGTCTCACACAACGGCGGCGCAGCATCATCCTTTTTAGGTTCCGGCTCTGCCTGCTCGGTCTGGCGGCAGACAGGCTTCATCAGAAGCTCTATCTGCGCCCACTGGCGGCGCAGATACCAAATATCCGTAGAAAAGAACGGTGTGTACCAAATCCTGCTTTGCGGCCCTGCCGGGAGCAGCCCACGGCGATCATACGCGGTGCTTGGTTCTGTAATGGTGTTCCCGATGACTACATATCCAGCACAGCCTAAAAAACTGAGCTGGATGTAGCACATCAGCCCTACAGTCAGGTCAATATCCTGCGCCACAAAAAGCACCTTGTCGTGGTAGCAGATATTTTTTCTCCTGCACAGGTTGGCAAAAGCAATCAGCAGTGCGCCCGCACCGCAGGCCGGGTCCGAAACTGAGAAAAATCCGGCATTCTCTGCCGCCGGATTGCTTCCCCCGGAGATTTCCACCATGCACCTGCAAACATCGTAGGGGGTAAAAAATTGCCCGGAAGCATCGTTGCCCAGCTCACAGAGCATGTACAGTTCTCCCAAAAAATCTTGGTCGGGATTCTGCTCCATTCCCATGATGACCTCGGCCAGCAGTTCAGCAAATTTATTTTGCTCGGCATCGCTGTACTTTGAAACGATGGTCTGATAGGTCTTGGTGCGCTCTGGAGAATTTTGCTTGTCGGTGGCATTGGAAATCTCAATGGCGGTCACCATCACGAAGTCCTGCCAGACCTGCCACCGATTGAACCGGCCGCACAGGCTGTTGAAGATTTTCAGGAATGCTTTTTGGTGGTCGTCCCGGATGTTTCGCACTGCCGTTGCCTTTGCCATTGGTTATTCCTCCGTGTCGTCCTCAGCGGAGTCCTCGGACGGTTCATCGTCGGGGTCGTCCTGCGGGGCATCCTGCTTGGTATCCTGCTGAAAGTCCCGCTGAGAATTTGAATCCGGCACATCAGGCACCGGCACGCCGAAGTTGCGGAGTTTGCCGTTCTCCATCAGGTCACGGAAGAAGAACTGCTGCCAGAAAGAGATCATCTTCAGCAGGATGTTCTCAATCTTGGTGCGGAGAACCTTGTCAATGCTGAACGTACCCTTGACCTTGGTCTTCAGCTCGCTGTTCTCAAAGTACCAGCACATGGAAGAGTCCTGACTGCAATAGCCGGTTTCCTCCACATTGCCCAGCATGTCCATCTGGGTAGCAATATCATTGATGGGGGTGATCACCAGCGTGATGGGATAGCGGTCCTTGAAGAAGCGGAACGTGAAGTTGTGCTCATCGCACAGGCCCTGCAGCTTTTTCTTCTGGGCCTCGTAGTTGGAAATTTCACTCATGGTATGTACTCCTTTCAGCAATCAGATGAAATTTTGTAATCGTTGTTGTGATTTTCAATGGCAGTCAGCCCGACGGCGTATGCCGCCCAAATGTCCGCCTTGAAACCGTAGAAAAAATCCGGGTTCTTGCTGGTGCCTTTTCCGTTTTTCAAATCGTGGGTTGCGAAACGGTCAATCAGCGCCCGCCGGATGGCCGGGTCATTTGCCCGGCTGTCATGGCAGATGTGCCGTTTTTCTTCGATGCGGCAGAGAAGCCGCGGCTTCTGCGCCATCTGGATGGACAGTGCTTCATAGAAACGCCCAATCCAGAGGACGGTATCAAACACTTCCCTGCCCACGGCCATGCCGTAGGAAGCCACCATTTCAATGACCGCCCACTGCCAGCCCTGTTCATTGGCGAAAACCAGCTTGTTGCGCAATTCTTCGTTATCGACCTTGCCGAACTCCAGCGGCCTCAATGTGTTGCAGTCGATAACGCAGTAGGCGCTCTGCCTGTTGCCCGGATCAATGGCAATAATCGGGCATTTTTCACTCATAAATACGATCTCCCAAATTCCTGAATAAACCTGGCTTCCGGCCAGCCGTAGTGTTCCATAGCCTTTTTCTGCGCCCAGCGCTTCAGCCGGAGATCAGCATCACGGTTGTTGTGGATGGCGGTCGGGCCGTTCTGATGGCACCACGGGCAAAGCGTCACCCACAGGCCCAGACGCTTGCTCTTTGCCCGGTAGGCACTCCCGAAGTACACCTCATGCCGTGCTGTACCATACCGCCCGCAGATCAGGCAGACCGGCTTATCATGCAGGATGCTGGGCGCATAACCGTTGGAATCCAGCTTTTCACCGTACTCATTCAGCGGCATCCGTCTCACCCCCTGTCACAATCCAGACCTTGTGAGAACCCCAGCCAGACCACGCAATCGCTTCCGCATGGGTGCCTACGGCCACATCTAAGGCATTTTCCTTGATGAGCGAGCCGGTATCCTGTACCACTCTCATCCCTACGCCCTCAATCAGAATGACTGTGCCATAGGGAAAGATGCTGGTGTCTGCGGCCACCGTCACGCCCGGCTGAACCTTTGCGCCGCTGGAAGTGATGCCCTGCCCCTCCCCGCAGATATGCGGGTATTCCTCGGAGCAGTAGGCTGTGCAATGAAACTCCCCTGCGTATGTAAGGGCAATGCTCTGATCTGCGGCAATGGTGTCCGTGAGCTGCTCAACCTCGGTCTGCAACTGCTCAATGGTTTCCTTGCGCTCCACGGCCTTGTTCATCCAGTTTTCTTCCCGGCTGGCGTAAATGTCCCTCTCCATGGTGAGTTCATCCACCCGGCGGGCATAGACCGCGCTGGCAAGAGCGCTGCCGGTAAAAAGGCTGACTGCACAGGCCAGCGACACGATAGAACGAAACTGCATTTCAACCTCCAATCTGAGCCTTTGCCCCGCCGGGCAGTGCCGGGGGCTTCAAATTCTCAACCGGGGCATCCTGTACAGCCCGAATGAAGCCCGGCTTCACGAACTGGAGCAGGTCTGCGCTGTCACGGCCAAAGGTCGTGCTCAGCTCTGCCGGAGAGCCAGCCCAGCGCTGCACCGCCACCGGCAGGGTGGCGAAAATCTCAGCATTGCGGGTCTTGAAGTCCTCCCCGGTGAGCTTCCCGGTAGGAGTTACCAGCCCGCCGTGAGTCATGTAGTACAGGTTTGCCGTAATCTGTCGGGCGGCGGTCGCCGCCTGCGCCCAGAGGTCGTTTGCCGAGGGCTTTACAGTAGCCTGCAACTTTTTAATTTCCTCACACCAGTCAACAATGATCTGATTCGGAAACCGGCACTTCGCAAATGCAGCATATAGTGCCTTTTCTACAATTTCGTCAGGAACCATGCCGAATGCCTGAACACAAGTTTTGAGATCGATTATACGATCTTCTTTGCTGCGAACACGGCCATAGCGATTGTCAATCACTATCAGCAGTTCTTTCAGTTTTTTGTCTGTCACGCTGAGCCTCCTAAGAGTTCTCTAAAGATTTCATCATAATCCTCGGCCGCAGAGCGTTTCGGCTGTTGCCCAGTTGAGGGCTTTCGCTGTGCTTCCCACGCTTCAAAGTCACCGGGAGTTTTGATGTTGTCTTTTTTCCATCGCCTTAATATAGATTCAATATAGCTCCACTTATGGGCGCCGTTCTTTGCACCCTCAGAAATCGCCAAAAGCAACATTTCTGTGCTGAACTGTTCTCTCCAGCGCTGTAGGTCGTCCGTCAAGATACGCGGCCAGGTCCCAATATTGGCCTGATACGCATTGATTATCTTGCTCAGGTCTGCATCTAGCCGTGGGTCTTTTTTGCGGGTGCCGCCGTCCTCTATAACTAGAATATCTTCTATATTATCTTCTATATTATTAGGTCTAAAATTTGGACTAGGGTGGTCTAAATTTTGGACTACCCCGGTATAAAAATTGGACTGGGGTGGTCTAATTTTTAGACTACCCCTCGGAGCCGCCAGATAATAATTGTGCTTGATGCCATTTACAACCTCTGTGCGTTTTTGAACCAGCCCTTTTTTGATGAGCTTATCCAGCGTATTGAACACGGTCTGCTTGCTTTCCGCTCCAAGCCATTCCTGCATGTAGCGGATGCTTCCCGAAAATTCAGTTTCGCCATCTTGCGTAAATCCGTAGATTATTGCATATAAGTTCAATTCGTTTCCTTTGAGGTTCAATTCAGTGCGCATCCAGCCCAGAAGCATAACGTAGTTGTCTGGCTTTACCATCCAACCACCCCCTTACCTCGGTTAGAACGGCAGATCATCGGCATCGTCCAGAACCGAGAAATCATCGTCGCTGCCCTGAGAAAAGCTCTGGCTGACCTGAACATTGCCAGGATGATCGGCGGCTCCCTGCCACTGTTGGCGCTGGCTCTGGGTGGCAAAGCCCATCTGCTGGGGCTGCGGCTGCTGATTCCGATAGGTGGCCGGTGGCGGGTTCGTCCCGCCATCATCCACGGTCCCCTGCTGGTTGTCCTGCTTCGGCCCCGCAAAATAGATGTTGTCCACCACGAACTCAATCGCCGTGCGGTTGTTTCCGTTCTTATCCTCATACTGCCGCGTCTGGCAGCGGGAATGAACCACAGCGGCGCTCCCCTTGCGGAAGTACTTGCTGACGAACTCCGCCGTCTTGCCCCACGCAGTAAACGTGAGCCAGTCCGTAGGGCGGTGGCCGTTGGCATCCACCATGTCCCGGTCAACCGCCATGCGGAAACTTGCCACCTGCTTTCCTGTCTGGGTGGTCCGCAGTTCAGGATCAGCGGCAAGCCGCCCCTGAAAATCACAGCTGTTCAGCATCGGGCATCACCTCAGGTACTTTCATCGGCATCACCGGGCGCTGCGTAGGGGGTGCGGGAAAACGGTCAGGGTGCAGAATCCGCATCAGGTCTGCAACATAGGTGCCGGTATCATAGGCCACTTCCTCGCTGCACTTGGTGTAGATCAAGTGCAGTTCCAGCCGCATCTGAAGAAATTCCTGATACTGTTCCAGAGGGATAGAAACCATTTCCATTGTGATTGTCCTTTCCGGTCATTTCGACCATTCTTCTTTGTAACGAGCCAGCTGTTCCGGGGTATCCGTCTGGATGCCCAGTTCCTTGGCTTCTTCGATTGCACCGTCCACAAGATGAGCAAATTCCTTTGAATCCATCTTGTGGCTTTCCTTGTAGACAAAATAGCAGGAGTAGTCTTTTCCGTTTTCCTGCCGGGTTTCATAGAGCCGGACATAAGGGTAAAAGTCGCTGGGATCTACGGTCGGCGGGAGTTTCAGGCCAACAGGCTTGCCGTCCTTGTCGCGGGCAAGCGCTCCATACGAAACCACGAGCCGCCGCTTCACGGCATCCTCGCTCTCGCCGGTTTCTGCAGAAATCTTGTTGCACAGAACGTGGAAATACGCATTTGCCGACAGGCTGCGCTTTTCCCTGTGCTTTTTGATTTCTACGTCCAGAACCGGCTCCTGATGGAGCTTGTCCCAGATTTCACAGAAGTCGCCGTTGATTTCCAGCGTGACCCGCTGTTTCCCGCCGAGGGTAAAAGCCATGTCCACCAGCCGTCCGGTCATGTGGCATCCTCCTTGTCCTGATGGCAGTGCATATAGATATAGGCGCTGTTCTGCCCCATGTTGGCATATAACCAGGCATTGATCTTGGAAAGGCTCATGTGGTTGTGCAGCACGCCCAGCTCGTAAATGTACTCACCGTTCAGCTTTTTCTCTGCAATTTTGGCTTGGATTTCCGCGTCATCGTAGTTGGCTTCCACCATGTACAGGTCATAGTTCGGAGCCGTGATGCCGTTCAAATTGTTCATATCTGTGCAGTAAAACAGCTTCCCTGATGGGAGCCAGACTTTCCAAGCGCAATTCGGAACATTGTGCTTGACCATATCGGGCCTGACGGTGCAGATGCCGTATCCATACATGTGCCCCGGCTCCAGAACATCAATCTGCGAGACCGGCACCCCTGCATCCACCAGCGGCTTGCACAGCCATGCACAGCACGCAAAACGGAGCGTGGGGCGGTTTTCTGCCAAAAGCCGGAGCGTTGTCGGCTGGAAGTGGTCACTGTGAATGTGAGTGAGCAGAACCAGCTTCAACGCCCGGTATACTTTTGACAGTGCCTTGAAAGACACGCCGCAGTCAATCAGGATTTTTTGGTCAATCACCACCGCATTGCCTTTACTGCCAGTTGCGATGATGTTGTAGTCGATCATAACGAGCTGAGGTCAACCACCGGCTCGGCGGTCGTGGGTTCACTCTGAGCAATGTCCACATGGGGCAATGCCTGCCCATCGCCCACCTCAGGCTTTCCGGTATGCAGTTCCGGCTGTTCGGATGCACCAGGCATCGGTTCCGGCTCGGCGATGATCTCGTTGTTGTCGGACACTGTTGCCACGGCGTTGTCGCTCTCCATGGCTTTCGTCATTTCGATGCTCATAACGCCCCAGCGGGAAATAAGCTGGCGAAGCAGGGTCTTTTTGGCCATGTCATCAAAGTTTTTGTACCAAAACGAGGAGTACTTCCACATCTCGCTTTCCGGGACTTTGCCAGCCATCAGGTCTTCGTAGTTCTTACGGCTGAAAGCCTTGGAATAGGTATCGGCATGGGTCATCATTTTCTCTTTCGACCAATACAACACCTTGCGGAAGCCGTTGAGGTACTCAAAGTAGGCCATATACCCGACCGTGGGCAACGCGTCACGCTGATCGTCATCCTCGACGAACTGGAATTTGGCTTTTCCGGTTTCCGGGTCTTTGCCGAGGTACTCGCCCTGCTTGATGACCATAACATCCAGATCCTTGTACTGGCCGCTGCGTAAGGACAGCTGGATGTAGCCCTTATAGCCCAGAACAAACTGTGCCGTGACACTCTCCGGGCGGATCAGCCTGTTGTTGCGGTCATACTTGGCTTTCTGCTTGAAAGGCACGAGGTAGTACTGCCCCAGCTGAGGGGACGGGCTGAGGTTCAGGCTTTCACCCAGCAGGGCACCGGCCAGAATCGTGCCGGCATCGCATTCCTGCAGGGCGGGGTTGACGGCCACCGCCGAGGTAATGCTGGCCGTGAACCGGCGGGCGCGGGCCGGGTCGCGCAGAGTGTTGGAGATCAAGGACTGATAGCCCTTGGTGGTGATTGCCACGGAGAACTTGGGCTTCTGCTGTACCGGCATCGGATTATAAGTTGCCATATTCAATACCTTCCTTTTCCAGATAATGCTTCAAACCGATCAGCTGGGCTTTGGTGCCTTTCGCATAAAAGCGGGTCATCAGGATAGGCTCAGCCGCCGGGGTGGACTGAAGTTCAGGCTGGGGTTCCGGCTGAGTGCCGGCTTCCGGCAGTTCGGATGGCTCCTGTACCGGGGCGGGCAATTCAACCGCCGAAGCCGCCACAACAGCGGCGCGGGCTTTTTCGGCAGCGGCTTCCCGTTCGGCCTGCCGGGCGCGGCGCTCTTCTTCCCGCCGACGCTGTTCCTCCAGCGCCTTGTGCCGGTCACCCACAGTCTTGATGGCGTTGGGCAAATCCAAATTGCTGCGGTACTCCACCATGATCTCGGCGGCGTTGTCCATGCCCTCGATTGCGGCCACATCGGCCACAATGCCGTCCACGAATGCCTTTGCCTGCTTTTTCAAAGAGGTCAGGCTGTCGCTCATGTTGACTTTCGGGCGGTAGGTCAGATTATCCAGCCAATCAATGTCGGCGGCTTCCACCAGTTCGCCGTAGTAGTCCATGAGCGCTTCCGTCTTCTGAGCCACAATGCCAGAGGTCACATCCGCGATTTTCTGCTTCAGTTCGGCATCTGCCTGCTGGAACGGTGCCGTCACGCACTCCCGGTAGACCTGCTCAAAGGCATTGTAGGGTTCAAGGATTTTGCTCTTGATGGCCGTGCGCTTGGCTTCGTACTCCTTGAATTCCTTGGTAAGCTGGGCGCGGGCATCTTTGACGCTCTTATAGGTTTCTTCGGTGCAGATCAGCGAGGTGGCTTCGGCGGTGCGCCGCTCAATGTCGGCCTTTACGCTGTGAAGCCGCTCGACAATGATAGGCAACTGCTGAAGTTCAATGACCTGCAATGCGGTATCCTGTGCCATATCGCACTCTCCTTTCAATTTTTGAATACTTCATAATGGCCGGTGGTCTTGTTCATCAGAACCCAGCCGCCGGCATCCGGGCTGTCCTGAATGAAAAGGTACTGCCGGGAATCCCAGCCATGTGCAGAAAGGGCTTCTTTCTGCTTGCGGGTCAGCCTTTTGGGCCGGGCATTCATGTGTCTGCCACTCATACGATGCTCACCTCCTCATTCCAGCGCTTCAGCAACGAGGGCTGCATGGTGATGATCTTGTAGCCGGTGGCTTCCAGTTCAGTGCTGCGGTCGTAGCTCTGCACGTCCTGCGCGTGCCGTGTGACAGCGTTTGCCAGACCATAGAGGGAAAGGTCACCGCCCGCGATAAGATGCCCCAGAATGCCCTCGCTCTCGTTCTGGCGGATGTTGAACTCCTTGGCCGCAAGCTCAACCACCTTGGGAGCCGCCGCCGGGAGAATGGGCGCTTCCTTGGCATCCCGGAGTTTCTGCACCAGCGCATTAAACCGGGCTTCATCGACCGCCGCCCGGACGGTGTCCTCAATCTTCATCAGGAACGCCCGGTCGTCGGCTTCGATGGTCTCATCCCGGAAAATCCCGAAATCGCCATCCACGCTTTCATTGATGCGGCCAACATGGCGCTTGCCAACACCCACATCCGCCACCATGCCATTGGTACAGACAAGACGGTAAATCAGCGGCTTCACGGAAACGCTGCCCATGCCGACCTCAGAATTGGAAATCAGGATGCCGGCCTGAACGATGTCCCCCGGCACTACTTCGGTCTGGATGCGCTCATTGACAACCTTGATGTACATGCGGGTATCGGTCAGTTCACAGCTTTCAATGCGGGCTCCCTGCATTTCAGAGATAATCGGCAGGACCGTCTGTGCAACCTCGTAGTTGTCGATACGGCGGTAGCGGTCGGAGAGGATGGCGCGGGCGGTACCATCAAGGGTGCGAACCATGCGGCGGGTGTCCGGGGACTGCTGGAATCAGCCATTGACGTTTGCCATCAGCAAGCCGGGGTTCTCTGCCCGCATCCGCTCGTAGTAGGGAGCCGGGATCTTCAACTGCAATCCCAGCTGACGGTGGGCATTTTCGTTCAGCTGGAATGGGGTGTTGCCGATCACGAGGTCAAAGTTCTCGTTGACGGCGGTCATCTGCATAGCACCCGCTGTGGCAACGTAGTCCTTTTTGACCTTGGCCTGCCGGTCAAGCTCAATCGCCAGCTCCTGCAAACTTCTTCCGTACTTCATTGAAATCTCCTTTTCTTTCAGAAAAACAACCGGGACAAGCCCGAAATCACATAAACTTTCGGAGCAGATCGCCTACCCGTGTATCACGGAGGACACAGGCGAGCCATGCTCCAAAACCATCGAACACGCCCTTACTGTCCAGCCAGATCAGCAGAGCCGCTCCAAAAGCGGTCAGCCAGAACTGGAACAGCGGGACACGAGCCGCCGCCTGTTCGGGGGTGAGGTGGTACATGAACATCAACAATTCCTGCATCTTTACTCCTCCCCACCGCAATAGATCTTCTCGGCCTGCTCAACGCTGGTGTCATCGAATGCCCAGTGCAGTTCATGCAGCACCTTTTCGATGGTCTTTTCGTCAAGCCCGGCTCTCTGCATAGCCAGCAGACAGTAGCCGGTGCAGGCCGCGTTGCTCCATGCACCATTCAGCGCAAGTGCTTCAAACAAAGAAATCTGTTCCTCATAGGTCATGTGCGGGTCTCCTTTCTCAGGTGTTCAGCTTTCCATGCGTCCAGCCGTTCACGCCCGCCGGGCTGGCTGACGATGGAAAAGTAAAATTCCAAACATCCCTTTGCCAGTTGGTACTGGGCTTCCGGCGTGATGCTGGAAACATCAACTTTTATGTCGGACATCTTGGATTTCTTTCTCTTGTATAGTCCACTTGATTTCCGACGGGAAATCAGTTAAACTAAAAAACGATGATGCAGCCTTTCTCAGACGTTCCTCCGGGAACGTGGACAGATAGCCTTGGTCGGTATGGCGCATCGCTTCCGGCATCGCCCTGTTCCAGCAGGACGGTGCCTTTTTGGTTGCCCCCTCTCCCCTGTCATGCTATACTTGTGCAAAATCAGAAAGGAGAAGCGTATGAATAGAAAATCGGACTGTGAAGCAATAATTTTAAGTCCCGATGAGAAGCGCTTGCTTCGTAAGATCAGCCATCACCCTCATACAAAATGTGACCGGTCTGAGGTAGCTGGACTTTCTTCGATGGGCTTAATCAAAGCAGATCGCGACGAATCAGTTGATATTACTTACCAGCCCATGCACATGCTGGACACCTACTGTGTCACGGACTTCTACCGCATTTATGAAGAATATCTACGGCAGTCAAGAAAATCAGAACTCTTTAAGAGCCTGTGGCTCCCAATCATCGTGAGCCTTGTCACCACCCTAACAGTAAACGCACTGCAATGGTTGTGGCCGCTGCTATCACGATGGTTTTCCAATTCTCTTGTATGAAGTCCACCATCTGAGCCATTGGCCCATCCGCTCCCTTTCCGCTGCGGCGGTTCGGGAGTTTTTTATTTGCGGTCAATTTAGTTCACCTCCACGATGTAACTTATCAAGTTACTCATTCGCCGAAAAAAACAGCCTTGGGATCGTCAATGCTCAAAAGCTCAACGATCTTTGCGGCTTCGTCCGTGCCGAACACACGCTTCTTCAGCTTGCGGGTCAACGTCTGCTCAGAGATTCCGAGCGATTTTGCCAGCTCTTTCTGCGTATATCCGGCCTTTACCATGTAGGATTTCAACAGGTTCACATTTACCGTAGTCGCCACCTCCTTTCGCTCCGCAAGTAACTTGCTGGGTCACGAGCATAATACCATCTTTGTGGTAACTTGTCAAGTCATTTTTTGATAATTCGATTAAAAATATTGTAAACCGAAAGTTTATCTGTTATAATATAGTTCAAATAGGAGGTAACCGCCATGACCGTAGGTGATCGCATCCGTCAGGTTCGCATAGAGAAAGACATCACCCAACAGGAGCTTGCAGACTGTGCGGGTGTTTCCAAACAGGCCGTTTACAAATATGAAAACAATATCGTTACGAACATCCCGATGGACAAGCTCAGTCTTATCGCTTCCAAACTCGGCGTAACTCCTTGTTTTCTGATGGGATGGGAAGACAACAATTCTGTCCCGGAAGTCCCGGACACAATAAAAGCCGCCCTCCAGCAGGAGGACGGCAAAGTGGCTGAGATTATGGAGCTGTTTGTGAATCTTCCGGCCGACAAGCAGCAGGAGGCCTTGAGCTACCTGCGCTACCTGTCAGCGAGCGCAGATAAGTGAGCAACGCTTCCCGGTCGGCATCCGACAGGGCTTTTACCTGCTCAACGATTTTGGAATAATCTTCCGATTTCATGCGCTGGCATCCCCTTTCCTGTAAGATTGCTCCCGGAAGCAGCTCAAATATAACAGCTTCTTCCCTGCTTTGTCAGCGTTTCGGTAAATTTTTCCGCTTTACGGTAAACTATCCCTAAATTTTCAGCAAAATAAAAACGCCCACGGTGTTACCAGCACCGCAGGCGTTCCAGATCAGCTTACTCAGAGATGGTGCAGGATAAAACCTGCCCAGAGCAATAACAGACCTCGCAGATGTTATTGTACCACCTCCGGGCAGGCTTGTCAAAGTGTATCCGGAGGTATTTTTATGGGCAAAAAACAAAAGACAAACGGCGGCGATGCGGTCATCTACGCCCGCTATTCTTCCCACAATCAAAGGGATGTTTCCATCGAACAGCAGGTTGAAGCCTGCCGAAAGCACGCCGCAGAGCTGGGGCTGACCGTCACTGCCACCTATGAAGACCGCGCGATCAGCGGCAAAACGGATAAGCGCCCCTCTTTCCAGCGTATGATGCGGGATGCCGAGCAGCACAAGTTCGCCTATGTGCTGGCATGGAAAAGTAACCGAATAGGCCGAAACATGATGCAGGCACTGGTAAATGAGAGCCGCTTGGTGGATTGCGGAGTCAAGGTCTTTTATGCCGAAGAAGATTTTGACGATAACGCTGCCGGGCGCTTTGCTTTGAGATCGATGATGAACGTCAATCAGTTCTATATCGAAAACATGGCCGAGGATGTGAAGCGCGGCCTATACGATAATGCCAAAAAGGGACTTGTCAATGGCAGTCTTCCGCTTGGCTATAAGCGTGGTGCCGACGGCAAGCCCGAAATTGACGAACCGAAAGCGGCCATTGTCCGGGAGATTTATACACGAGTCGCCGCCGGGGAGCTTTTTGCCAGCATAGCCGATGACCTCAATGCTCGTGGAATCAAAACCGCCAGAGGGCGTGAATGGAACAAAGGCAGCTTCCATGTCCTCTGCCACAACGATAGATACCGCGGCATTTACATGTACGGCGACATCCGCATCCCCGGTGGAATGCCGCGCATCATCAGTGATGAGCTTTTCTACGATGCACAGGAGGCCTACGGCATGAAAAAGGATAACCGCTATGGACGCGCCCGCCACGGGGCAGAAAACTATCTTCTGACCGGCAAGCTGTACTGTGGGCATTGTGGGGGCTATATGGTCGGGATCTCTGGCACCAGCAAGACCGGCGAAATGCATTATTACTACGCCTGTCAAAAGCATCGGCTGGAACACACCTGTGAAAAGAAAGCCATCCGCCGGGATGTGATTGAAAATGCTGTGGCGCGGGCCATTATGATGTACTGCTTGGATGATGAGACCATAGACTTCATCGTGGACAGCACCATTGCCTACTTCAAACAAAAAGACCACGAGCTTCACATTGAAGCCATGGAAAACGAACTTGCGGCTGTTCAGCAGGCCATATCCAACCTGATGAAAGCAATCGAAGCTGGTATTATCACCCCTACCACCCGAACCCGGCTCCTTGACCTTGAGGAACAGCAATCAAAGCTCTCAGCCAAAATCAACACAGCCAAAGCAGAGCGGGTTGAAATCAATCGAGATGACCTCATCGCCGGGCTTCAGCTTTTCCGTACCGGAGATATAAAAAATAAAAAGTTCCTGGCAAAGCTGTTCAACACGTTCCTGATCGCGGTGTATCTTTACGATGACAACCGGCTCAAGATCGTATTCAGCTTTACCGGGAACCATAACAGCGTGGAAATCCCGCTGGAGCTGGACAATGACTGTCCAGACAGCGAGATTGTCTCAGACGAAACCGAAGTTCGTATGAGCCACTTAGAGTGCCGAAAAAATTTAGGGTCGTCGCCCTCATCGGGGGAAGCCGAAAAGGACGATGATTGTTCAGACGGGA